AAACACTAGCAAAGAAAGAGTCAGCGATGTGATTGGGAACAAAAGCAAATTCATCCAAGAAAAGGATATTGAAAGACATACCCCTAACAGCACTAGCAGAAGTAGACGCAGCCAAGATTTTACTACCATTTTCTAACTCCAGTGAACCTTTGTTCCATGAGATTATACCCTGTTGCATCCATTTAGGTAAGTTCTCATATGCAGTTTGCAATCTACCTAGTAAATCTCTTGCAGTTGCAGCTTTGTTTGCAAGAATACCAATATTTACATTATCATTAAAAACAGCATAATGTAAAAGATATGATACAGACGTAGTAGACTTACCAGTCTGTCTAGGCATCTTACATATGTTGAATCTGTTTTCATGGAAGTTTCTAATTAACTTCTCCTGAAAATCATAAGGTTTAAATGGTGTTAAACCTTCATCCAAACTAACAATCTTTATATAATTTTTTGCAAAATAAATCGGATCAGCTGCACATTTCATAAATTCCTCAACTTGTTCTTGAGTAAATTCCTGTTGTACGTTAGCCTTTTTAAGTAAAGGATTGCCAAGATAGATTGTTTCAGTTGCCATAATATAAACTCCTTTTTAATCTATTTCATCTTTATTAGTTAATTGTGAAAATATACTCTTACTACTTTTCTTTTCTGGTGGTTTGGGTTTTTCTTTTGTTGTAGGTAATCCTGTCTGAAGTGCTTGTGCTTTAACTAAAGGTTTTGCAGCTGCAACACCCTTCTTAATATGTGTTGCAAGTTCTTCATTCTTAATTTTTCTAACTTCTTTGTCAATCAACCAACTCTCCAATTTTTTCTTCTTTTTAACATTAGAAGGTTTATTTCCTCTAGAAACTTCTTCTTTTACGCCATTTGTATTTTTTGAATTTTCTTTAGCTTTATCAAGTACTAACTTCCATAATCCTGTAGGTGGGTACTTGTGAGGGTTCAGCATCCGATCCGTTCGCTCCTCCGTTTCTTTTCTTGAAGGACCAATGCCTGTTTCTTCCTTTGCTAACTTAGTAGCAGTAGCATACATTACACTTTTAGCTTCATCACCATACCTATCTCTAAATCCTTTAAAACTCTTCTTCATTCCTTTTACAACTCTTTCCTTTTCTTTCTCTTCACCTTTAGTCAATTTTCTTTCAGAAATACCTTTCATAGGTTCAGGTTTAATAAGATCAATAAATTCAACGTAACCTAATTGACCTTCTACTCTAACAGTATCTTCTCCAAATAATTTTGGTCCTTTTGATTTCTTTTGTGCAGCAGCCTTCTCGCCAGGATTTGTTGTCTTTCTAGCAAGATTACCTATCTTAGCATCTCTTCTTTCTTGTTTATGTTTTTTAGGATCTATATCATAAGTTAAATTCTCTTTAACTTTTCTTTGTTTCATCAAATCTTTATAATCAATCTCAGTTCTTCTTGCTCTAGCACTTTCCCAATCTTTAGGATTATCACTAGCAGACAATACAGATGCTTTTTTTAATTTTTTAGTATCTTTAACACTTAAGACTTCATTAACACTCTTCAAAGTAACCCCTTCACCACAAGTATGTTTTTTCTTTTTTGGTTTCTGTTGTAATGCTGGTTTCATATAATCTGACTGTTGAACTAAATCTTTTGCGCCTGGTTGCATTTGTTCAGGCATTACCAAAGCAGGACTAGCTGGATCCCAAACTCTTGGTTCAAAATATCTAACAATAGAGCCAGGATATATTTTATTAACTTCTTTCTGAACTTCTAATCTAGTAGGTCTGGTCTGTTTAGGAATAAACATCTGAATGTTATAAGTCCTACCTCTAAACTGTAGCATTACTGCATAAGTTTGACCGTTCTGATTAATTCTTTTAAAGTTTTCTTGCATTGTAGTTCCTTCGCTTACTCCTGAACCAGAGCCACCATTACTCCCAGTACTGCTAGAGTGGTTACTACCATTACCATTACCATTTTTACCATTCCCATTTCCGTCAGAATTTCCGTCATTATCTTTATCAGGGTATAAGTATCCTCTAGCGCCAATATGATACCCAAGAGGTATCTTTTTGCACTTCTTATCATCGAAACACCAATAATAACCAGAGCGACACGATTTAGCTTTCATCACATATACTATGAGATATTAATATTTATAGTCCTAAAACTGTTAATGGATCAGTAAAGACAGTAGCAACACCAGTTTTAACATCAATTTTAATATCTTTATTTTCGAAATTTATTTTATCTACTTGTCCTATTGCAGTACCATCCTTCTTAATTTGTACAGTACCAAAATTATTTTTTTGACTTATAAGTTTAGGCATTTGCAGTCTCCAATACAGAAACAATAACTTTTAAAGTAGTATTTGCACCAGCTTCAGCTACAATATAATCACTTGTCTCCAATACCAATTTACCATCTAAAGGAACATAAGCATCATTAACAGGAACATTTGCCTCATTAATAATTTCATTAGTTGTTCCACTTCTCACATGAGACATAGTAACAGTAGTGGTAGCAGATCCATAATTAGTCACATGTGCATATAAAATAATCCCAGTATATCCTGTAGGTGCAGTATATATTGTTTGACTACTTGTTGTGAGTGTCTTAGTATATGTTTTGAATCTATTAAGTGCGAGTGCCATATTAACTTAATGCTAGAATAAACGGGGTCATTTCTGAGAACAAACTCTTACTAAAGGCTCTTCCACTAATTGTACCAGTTTCTTGATTGATTTTCAAATCATCACCTATTCTAAAATTACCTGCCTGATCTGTACTGGTATAAAGAACTTTACCACCATCTTCAGTAATAACTTCATTTGCTTGAATAGTAACACCACCACGTTTTGGAGTGGCAGTAACAATTTGATCACCAGCACCAACATATTCAAATGTATGAGAACTAGCAACTATTCTACTTCCTTGAGAGAAGAAAACGGTAGATCCAATTCCTACTTCATTAAGTAAATTGGTAGCAAGTGTTATTGTGGAAATACCTGAAGATACAGGTGTCGAGCTATTTATCGTATAATAAAGGGGATCCATACTAGCAGTTGCAGCTCCATTACTTCCACCACCTCCACTAATAGTTACATCAGGAGTTGTTAAGTATTGATTTCCACTACTAATAAGAGTAATAGATTTAATAGTTGTTCCTTCTAAAGTAGCATATGCAGAAGCAGTCTCTCCACTAGGTCCAGTAGGAGCATCAATGGTTACTGTAGGAGTAGATGTATATCCACTTCCGCCATTAGTAACAGTAATTGATTTTACTTGTTTATAAAGTTTATCAAAATAAACTAACTGTCCATCATAAGGTCTATCAACATCAATCTTAGCAGTTCCTCCAGATTGATAAGTATGAGCAACAGTAGAAATACCAACATTAACAGAGAAAGTTGTCGTAGAAGGAACAGATTCCACTTCAAAAATATATGGTTTTCTATGTGGATATGTCTTATTACCATATGCACAACTTACAGCAATATTAGCAAGAGTGACTCCCATTCCAACTTTGAATCCATGAGCAGTTGCTGTAGTTACAGTTGCTACACCAGTCTGATGAGTATAATTAAATCCACTAATATTATGTGATGAAGTATCAACATTAACCTTTACTTCTGCCTGTGATATGGCAGCAGTTGCAGTAACTATACCAGTATATTGAAGATCACTTACTCCTTTAGCAACTAATCCATAAGTACCAAAACTACAATTACTATTTGCAATATCTGCCTGTCCACCTTTATGAACTGTAACTGCCTCATTACAACAAATAGTGAATAATGAAACTAATTGAGCAAATCCACCATTAGTAACAGCAACTCCAACCCCTCCTTGATTATATTGAGTAAAAGCATCAACATTCATTGCTTTCAATAATCGTGCCTGATCTCCATCAATATAAACTCCTTTACCTGTAGTAGTATCACTCGTACAGTTTTGAATATATGGACCTTTCCACTTTCCACCACCTACGTTTTCTGCTATTTCATCAGTTGGGAAAGAAACAGCAGCTGCAGGTGCTACATGATCTTTAAAAGTCATGTTTGCTAATTTAACACCTTTTCTTACGTGGAAAATATCTTTATTTGTAGTACTTGGTTTAACCTCTACCGTTCTTTGATCATCACCTACAATAGAAACAAATGCAGGAACTGAGATTGGATTAGCCTCTGTATATTTTCCAGAAAGAACTTTAACAGTAGTTCCTGATGATGCAGCTCCAACAGCAGCAGAAATTGTTAAAAATGCATTATCAATAGATGTTCCATTATTGGTATCTAATCCATCTTTTGCAACATAAAGAACATTAGGTGCAGAGTTAATACCAGTTGCTGATGCATCTAAAGATACATTATCACCAAGTATAATAGTGGAATTTGTAACAGTAACAATACCAACACTAAGTTGATTATTATCTCCATCAATGGTTACAGATGATCCACCAACAGTAAGAATACCAAGAACCCTTAAATCACCATCTACTATTAAAGCAGTATTTCCATATCCTACATGAACTGTTCCAACACCACTATTGGTGATTGTAGTAACACCCGTATAATATGAATCTCCATCTGGACTTAGTGTTATTCCACTTCCAACTTTTACTTGGTTGAAAGTAGATACGCCACTAATATTAAGATTCCTTCCTGATACCTCATCATATGAAATATCACCAGTAACATCTAAATCTCCACCAACAACTAAGTTACCAGTAACAGTTGTAACACCAATAGCATATATGTCACCATCTGGACTTAGTGTTATTCCACTTCCAACTTTAATTCCAGATCTTGCAGTTATAAGTCCAACAGAGTCAACATTAGTAACATCTTCATAGGTTAATGTTCCACCGACAGTTACATTGCC